CTCCTAGTTCAATTATTGAGCTGTATGAACTAGAGCTAAATGCAGCGCAACATGGCAGTGCTGACATTTATCGGTTTCACGCTGGCGTGAATGCTGATGCAACAGCCGATATTATTTGGGCCGATAATAGCTACTTGCGGCTTCCCATTGAAGCCGAAGGCTTTGAATATACAGGCAATGGCCAGTTACCACGGCCGAAGGTACGAGTGAGTAATATCCTCGGGACGATCACTGCAATTCTGCTAAGTTTGCCTGATGGGCTTGAAGGCGCAAAGTTTACACGCATCCGGACGCTTGCGCGATACATTGATGCCGTTAACTTTCCCGGCAATGTCAACCCATACGGCACGCCTAATTCGACTGTTGAGTTTCCACGTGAGATTTACTACGTCGATCAAAAGACCACTGAAACTCGTGACATCGTAGAGTTTGAACTAGCGGCTGCGTTTGATCTCGCGGGCATTCGAGCCCCGAAGCGTCAGTGCATTGCCAACATCTGTCAGTGGCAATATCGCTCGGCCGAATGTAGCTACACCGGCAGCGCATATTTCGATGCCAATGATAATCCAGTTGCATCACTAGGAGCGGATGTATGCGGTAAGCGTTTAAGTAGTTGCGAGATTAGATTTGGTGCTAATAACGAACTCCCATACGGAAGTTTTCCTGGTATTGGCACCTACTTCACATGACTTGGCAACTTGATGCATTGAATCACGCTAAGGCCGAAGATCCACGCGAGGCCTGTGGGTTGTTGGTGGTCGTAAAAGGCCGCGAACGTTACTGGCCGTGCCAGAACCTATCCGATGGCAATCAACAGTTCATCCTGAATCCTGATGACTACGCCGCCGCCGAGGACGCTGGAGAGGTCATGGCCATTGTCCACAGCCATCCCGTCACTCCCCCAGCACCAAGCCAGGCCGATCTGATCGGCATTGAACGCACAGCGATGCCATGGTGGATCGTCAATCCCAAGACTGAGGTATGGAGTGGAGAGCTACGGCCGAGCGGCTACAAGGCACCATTGATCGGTCGTGAATGGACATGGGGCGTGACGGACTGCTGGTCCTTAGTGCGTGATTGGTACGCCGAGCACGGGATTGCATTGCGCGACTGGGAGCGACCATTGTCTCCCATTGATTTCGAGCAGAGTCCGATGTTTGATCAATGCTGGAAAGACACTGGTTTTTATGAGCTACAAGATGAAGACGAATACAAATATGGAGACGCATTACTCATGAACATAAGCGGCACGGGCCTTAACCATTGTGCAGTGTATGTTGGCGATCAGCTAGTATTGCATCATATCCGTGGGCGACTATCAAGCCGTGATCTATACGGCGGATGGCTGATGAAATGCACAGGACGGCGGTTGCGTCATTACGATGCAGATAGATTGGAGGCGGTCTCATGATGCGTACCATTCGGCTTTATGGACGGCTCGCTAAGTTTCTGAAGCGTCGTGTATTTCACGCAGAAGTAAGCAGTGCTGCTGACGCCGTGCGGTTCTTGGTGACGAACTTCCCGCAGCTTGAGAAGCACATGGCGGAGCAGTATTACCGCGTGAGTGTTGATAACTACGACTTAGGTAAAGATGAGCTGCATCATCCAGCCGGAGCTGAGATCAAGATCATTCCAGTGGTTGCAGGTGCTGGCAATGTAGGAAGGATTCTTCTTGGCATTGCTCTCATCGCGTTGTCGTTTGTCAGCTTTGGCGCTACTGGTGCATTTGCTGGCATCGGAGCTAAGGCCGTAGGAAGTGGTGTGTTGTTTAGTGTTGGCGCCACCTTGTTCCTTGGAGGCGTTGCTGGGCTTTTATCACCAGTGCCACGGCTACAAAACAATACCGATCAAGATCCGCGCAAGTCCTATAGCTTCAGCGGCATCCAGCAGACTTCAAGACAAGGCGTACCTGTGCCAATCGTTTACGGAGAGACGATTGTCGGCTCTGTCGTAATTAGTGCTGGCATTGACACCGTACAGGTGGCGGCATGACACGCATTTGGGGTGCTGGTGGTGATAGCGGTGGTAAAGGCGGTGGCGGCGGAAGTCGCACGCCAACAGAAGCTGCCGACAGCCTTGATTCAAGTCAATACGCAAGTGTTATTGATCTTTTAAGCGAAGGAGAAATTCAAGGTCTCAAAGATGGCCATAAATCCATTTTCCTAAATAACACGCCACTGCAAAACCCTGACGACAGCTATAACTTTAAGAATGTCACTATCTACACTCGTAACGGCACACAAGATCAAGAATTCATTCCTATTGCATCGCAAGTAGAAGATGAAAAACCAGTTAACGTAACGGTGCAGCGAGATGTTCCCGTTATTAGGTCAATTACTGATTCCAATGTTGACGCTGTACGAATTACAATTACTATACCTCAGCTTCAACGATTTACCGACCAAGGCGACATCGAAGGCACCAGCATAGAGCTGCAAATTGCAGTTCAGTACAATGGTGGCGGATATACAACCGTTATTGAGGATACGATTGCAGGACGCACAAATGATCAGTACCAAAGAGATTATCTTGTCAATCTTAACACGATTCGGTCTATTTTGACCGGAACCTATTCACAGACTGGCACTACAGTTACCGTCACAACATCAACAAATCATAGCCTGACCGTTGGTGCTGCGTTCTTTGCCGACATCAAGACCGGCGGAGCAGCAAGCGGAACACTCAAGGTGCTGAATGTGATCAGCTCAACGGTGTTCACCTATACAGCCACGGCAAGCCTATCAACAAGTGGCACGCTGGAACTTAATGATTCACTGCCGGCTGAAATCCGCGTTACACGACTAACAGCCGACAGCACTAGCTCTAAGCTCATTAACGCTTTCAACTGGACAAGCTACTCCGAGTTAACCTACGCCAAACTACGCTACCCAAATAGCGCCTTAGCGGCCATTCGCGTTGATGCTGAGCAATTTAGCAGTATCCCCCAGCGCTCCTACCTCATTCGCGGCATCAAGGTAAAGATACCGAATAACGCCACGGTTGATCAGACTAATGGCCGGCTGATTTATAGCGGCATCTGGAATGGTAGCTTCGGTGCCGCGCAATGGACTTCAGATCCAGCTTGGATCCTATGGGATTTGCTTACTTCCACACGCTACGGATTCGGGGATCACATAAACGCAGCGCAGCTTGATAAGTGGGCTTTTTATTCCGCTTCGCAGTATTGCTCCGAGCTTGTGCCCAATGGTTTTGGCGGAGTTGAGCCACGGTTCTCTTGTAATGTAAACATCCAAACCGCAGAAGAAGCCTACAAGCTGATCAATGATATGTGCTCGGTATTTCGAGCTATGCCTTATTGGTCCACTGGTAGCCTTACCGTCAGCCAGGATCGTCCATCGGATCCTGTCTACCTCTTTACGCTGGCTAATGTCACCGAGGACGGCTTTAGCTATTCAGGCGGCAGTCTTAAAACACGGCCTAATGTAGCAGTGGTTAGCTACATGGACCTGACGCAACGTGATATGGCGTATGAAGTAGTAGAAGATGCTAGCGCCATTGCAAAATATGGTGTGGTCAAAACAGAAATCAGTGCATTTGCCTGCACAAGTCGAGGGCAGGCATCACGCATCGGGGAGTGGTTGCTATTTAGCGAAAACAAAGAAGCGGAAGTTATTAGTTTTACCGCCAGCATTGATGCCGGCGTTGTTGTGCGCCCTGGACAGGTCATTGCCGTCAGTGATCCCGTCAGAGCAGGTGGCCGGCGTGGTGGACGCATTGCTTCCGCTACTACTACTGCGATCACGGTTGATAATGGCACTGGCTTAACGCTTGGCACTGCGCCGCAACTTTCAATCATCACGCCAACTGGGACGGTTGAATCACGCGCTGTCAACAGCATCGTTGGCAATGTAATCACCGTTGCATCGCCATTTAGCACGGCGCCGAACAACAATAGCGTGTGGCTTTATGAAACCTCTGACATTCAAACCTCGCTATGGCGTGTGCTGACGGTTCAAGAGCAAGACCTAACACAATACGCCATCACTGCCATTGCATACAACAGCAGTAAATATGACTACATCGAACGTGGCGCACCACTGTTAGAGCGTGATATTACCAATCTCAATGTTACTCCAGCAGAGCCAACCAATCTACAAGCCACGGAAACTCTATACGAAGAACAAGGCCGAGCGATTGCGAAGATAATCCTGAGTTGGCGGCCTGTTGTTGGCATTCGCCAATATCGAGTGCGGTGGCGAACCGAAAATGGTAACTGGTCCGCCATTCTTGTTGAAAGCCCAGACTATGAAATAAGAGAATCAGCGCTCGGTATTTATGAGTTTGAAGTGTATAGTTTGAGCGCGGAGCTGCGGCCATCAGTGCTGCCGGCTTCGCTGACTTTCCAAGCATTCGGCAAGACTGCTCCCCCCGAGGCCGTCAGTGGAATTTCACTGATCCCTGTTGACGAGGCAAGTGCCATCCTGAGCTGGAACCGCAGCACTGAGCTGGATGTGCTCTTGGGCGGCAAGGTATTGATTCGCCATAGCACGCTTATTTCTGGTGCATTATGGGATGAAAGTCAGGACATTGTTGCAGCGGCCGCTGGGAGTCAAACCCAAAAGCAAGTGCCGCTGCTCGAAGGCACCTATCTGCTGAAGTTTGAAGATGATGGCGGCCGGCGATCCAATATAGCCACAGCCGCCGTAGTGGATCTCCCCACGCCACAACCACGCCTTTTGGTTCAAAGCTACCGCGAAGATCAGGAAAGCCCACCGTTCTCGGGCAACCTCACCAATATGGTGTTCAATACAACACTGGGTGGTCTCACGCTAAACCTCGGCACCTTTATTGATGACCTGCCTGGCCTGTGGGATGACATCACAAACGTCGATGGAACCAGTAGCAATCTAGGCAGTGGTGAATATGAATTTGGCAGCACCTATGATCTCAATCATGTTTATGACTTAAACATCAGAAGATATTTCACTACTGAGCCTTATTCCCCTGGAAATTTGTGGGACGATCAAACGCAGCTCATTGATACCTGGGAAAGTGTTGATGGTGATGTGCTGGATATGGTGAATGCGGCTTTGTATGTTAGGTCAACGCCTGATGATCCAGGCTCTTCACCAGTGTGGAGTGACTGGCATGAATTTGTGAATGCCATTGTCCGAGGGCGTGCCTTTCAGTTCAAGACAATTGCTACCAGTGAAGCTGAAGATCAAAACATCATCATCCATGAACTTGGCGCATCGCTGGAGCTACAGCAACGCATCGAGCAGTCCGCTCAGCTAACAAGCAGCGCTAGCGCTTATGCCGTAACGTTTACGGACGCCTTTTATCAAACGCCATCTCTTGGTATCACGGCTTACAATATGAATAGCGGAGACTATTTTGCAATTACGTCTGAAACCCGCACGGGCTTCACGGTGACTTTCCGCGATTCAGGCAACAATGCCGTGAGCCGAAACTTCACCTATACTGCAATAGGATACGGGAGGCAAATCTGATCTGTGGCACAACACGACTACAACATTGCCAACCAATCCGGGGCGGCATTCAGGGCCGACCTTAATAATGCGCTGTCGGCTGTTGTCACACTAAATAGTGGCGCGGCAGAACCCAGCACGACGTTTGCCTATCAGCTTTGGGCAGATACCAACGCAGGCTTGCTGAAGCAACGCAATGCCGCGAATAGTGCATGGGTGACGGTTGGAACACTTGCAACGACAAACTGGGGGCTAGCACCACAAGCATCACCGAGCTTCAGTGGCACGGCCACGTTCTCTGGTGATGTGCTGCTAAGTGGCACGGGCGTTTTAGATCTGCCAGTCGGCACCACAGCACAACGACCTGGTAGTCCTAACTCTGGGATGATCCGGTTTAACAGTCAGCTATCACAGTTTGAGGGATATAATGGTACTGCATGGGGACAGATTGGTGGCGGCGCTACGGGCGCTGGTTCCGATAATGTCTTCTTTGAAAATGGCCAAACTGTGACGACTAGCTACACGATCAGCACCGGCAAGAATGCCGTGTCCGCAGGGCCGATCACGATTAATAGTGGAGTCACGGTGACTGTACCGTCTAATGCCTCTTGGGTGGTGGTGTAATCATGCCTATTGCAATCAACGGCTCTGGAACAATCACTGGCATCAGCGCAGGTGGCTTGCCGGATGCGTCCATCGTTACGGCTGACATTGCCGATGGAAACATTACGCCTGCAAAGCTCAGTGGTGGTCAATCGGGATCAGCACCAGTTTATGGCTGCCGAGCATGGGTGAATTTTGATGGCACCCGCAATGAAGCAGACACTGGAGCATCCACGAACGGAGCCAATGTCAAGATCAGGGCAAGCGGGAATGTAGCAAGTGTGTTGAAAAATAGCACTGGGGATTATACGATCACGTTTACGACGGCGATGCCGGATGCGAATTACTCAATAGTAGCCACCGGCACCGGAGAGAGTTCTACAGACAACAATCTAAAAATCAATCATAATACTGCGCCAACATCTAGTGCGGTAAGGGTTGTGCAAGTAGGCAGTAATTATTCTGATCCCACCTATGCTTGCGTTTCCGTTTTCCGTTAACCCACTATGACCATCCGTCTCACCGGCTCCACATCGGGATACACCGAGATCGACGCACCAGCCGTTGCTGGATCGAACACGCTGGTCTTGCCCACTGGTAATGGCACTGCTGATCAGGCGCTGGTCACCAACGGCAGTGGTGCGCTGAGCTTTGCTGATCGCGGCAGGATGGTGCTGGAGACTGCTAAGGCTTACAACTGGAATGGCCTCACCACCAACACAAGCATTGACTTCACCGGCATCCCATCATGGGTGAAGCGGGTGACGGTGATGTTTAGTGGGGTTAGTACGAATGGGACATCACCGTATTTGATACAAATAGGTGATTCTGGTGGCATTGAGATTACTGACTACACAAGTGGATCCGCCGCGAGCACCAGTGATTCAACATCTGATGAGGGTTTTGTTCTTCGAGTCGTGGCGGCAAATGACACCGCACATGGAACAGTTACTGTAGCCAACTTTGATGCAAACACTTGGGTTTCGTCTCACGCATTGTTCAGAACAAATACTAATGTGTCGATAGCTGGCGGAGGATCTAAAACTCTTTCCTCCACCCTCGACCGCATCCGCATCACCACCGTCAACGGCACCGATACGTTTGACGCCGGCACTATTAACATCCTGATGGAAGGCTGATCATGAGCACATTATCTACAACCAACCTCAAGAATCCCAGCTCAGGCAGCAACAACATCATCCTGAATGCTGATGGCACGATCGGTGGTGCAGCCTTAGCCGGTGTGTCTGATGTGACCGGCATCAACACCACTGGCACCGTCACCAGCGGCACCACCAGCCTGACCGTTGCTTCAGCCACTGGCATTGCGGCTGGCATGTACGTGGTCGGTGAAGGCATCACGCCTGGCACCACGGTGAGCAGCATTGCCAGCACTACCGTCACGCTAAGTGCCAATGCAGGCGCAACGCTTAGCAGCGATCCGGTTACCTTTTACAGCCCCAGCAAGATCGTCACTCCTGCTGCAGTTGGCGGGATGCTATGCCGAGCCTGGGTGAACTTCAACGGCCCCGGCACCGTGGCGATCCGCGCCAGCTACAATGTGAGCAGTATTACGGATATTGGCGTCGGGCTGTACACAGTCAACTTTACAACAGCGATGCCGGATGCGAATTACGCATGTGTTGCGTCGTGCAGTTGGCAAGCCGGTAGCAGAAACATAATCAGTGTTATGTCTGATAACAACTCAAGTGAAACACCGACCGCAAGCGCAGTCAAGCTAGAAGTCGTGAACTATAGCAATGGCACTCCATTCGATGCAGACTACGTAAATGTAGCTATCCTTCGCTAGCCTTCTAATGACAACCATGCCTGACCAGCGCATCATCTACCAAAGCGAAACCGGCGGCGTCGCTATCATCATACCCTCCGAGTCCGTTGAAAAGGCTCTGAAGGATGTCCCCGAAGGCGTGGCCTACGAGATCGTCACCACTGAAGACATCCCCACCGACCGCACGTTTAGAGCTGCTTGGAAAGCCAATGGCGCTGCTGTTGAAGTGGATCTGCCACAAGCCAAAGAGATCGGTCACAACATGCGCCGCGCCAAGCGTGCCGAAGAGTTCGCTC